CCTTGACGCCCATGACGCGGAACATGACTTCATCTTGTCCGTACTGCTTGTAGAGCTTCCAAACCTGACGGAACGTGCGGGACAGACAACTGAGGAATTTATCCACCTCAAATTGATTGTAGATGGGATCAATGGCAGGGTCGCCCTCGCGGGAGGCAAATCCATTGTACTCCTTGAACGAGGCTTCCAACAACGTCTCGGACGTGTTGGTGTTCATGTCAGGAATGGGGCGGTCTGCGTAATGGTATTCGTTGGGCCTGCGCTCCGAAATCATGGCTCCTGGCCCCCAGCGTCCTGGCGGGCGTCCTTGTGGGTAGCAAATGGGCGGAAGGATACCTAGAGAGGCCGCGTCAATGCGACTATCTTTGTGCGCCTTGATTTGGTCCTGCCAAGGTTTGCCTGGTTCTGGTACGCCGCGTGAATCGTGCAACTTGCGGCTAAGGTACTCGCGGCGATACAAAACAAACGGATACTCGCCGTGCGCGTAACCCAGCAGACCAGTTTTGGCGTAGCCGTCATGGTTCTGATCGGCGGGCAACATCGGGTTAAAGATGGTGCAGTAAATCCCTGGCGTTCCATCTTCGTCTGACAAGCGTTGGTAAGCGTAGACAACGCCAATGCGGTCAGTGAACCGCTGTTGGGTGTAGACAAAAGAACGACTGATAGGTTGAAGATACTCGCTGGGGCTGATCGTAATCAGTTGTCCGCGTACTTTCTGAATGGCAGCTTCCACCCAATTCTCATCCCAGCCATCGGTCTGTACCAAAGCACGCAATTGTTCTGCGGTAAAATACTCTACGCGGTAAATGCCTGGCGTGTGCTCAAGGTCGGTAGAAAAGGATGGGATGAAAACGTGCTCATCCAGATTGAAAGCGCGGATAATTGGGTAGGACCGCTCGGGGCCGTCCATTGGCACGGTGGTTTCGCCTGTATCGCGCAACTCTTTCAACATTTTGCCAGCTTTGCCTTTGGAGCAGTCGTACTGCTTGACAAAGATTTCTTTCAGGTCGTCGGCTGCGCTCTTGTCTTCCAAGAGGGCCATAATGTCGATAGCAGGGAACTGCTCTTGCAGATCCTGCAAACGGACGCTGACCATAACCTTCTCTTTGCGCTTCTCCCAGAACTGACCCATGACGGCAATACCCTTTTCGTCCATGAAGTTAGCGCACATCTCAATCTCGCGCTCAATTTCGGGGATCTGCGTCTGGATCATCCACCGCATAAAGTTGCTGACAATCTGGCTGCGGGAACCGTCCTCAGAGCCTACGGGCACAGCGGTAAGGTTGGAGCGTTTGAACGCCATTCCCTTCATCGCAACTTTTTTGTTGATGATATTATCAACGAGGAAGCAGCGCAAATCGCTAGCACCATCCCACGGGGTGGGGCTTACTTTGCTACCCTCGCGGGAATGCTTTTTGCCATCGGCAGACTGACCGTTCCAGATAGCGTAACGTGTCTCGTAGTTCAGGCGACATTGATCGATGAATGGCTGGTTGTCGCGCACGCAATCTTCAAAGGCTTTCTTCAACAGATTGAAGTTTGGTCCTTCGTTTTCAGACGGAGCCAATTGCAGGCCTGGGTCTGAAGTCATGGATTTAGCGTTGCCGTCAATAGAACTCATAGGCTTAAATTACCACTAATGCTGATTTTTAATAAATCAAGCAATCAATAACTCCATGTTCGATCGTCAATATGTTTATTGGCGTGCGGATCAACGAAGGAACATTGAGAAACCAGCAGATACCGCAGGCAGTCGATAGGATCCTTACTGGCTTCGTCTTTGCCGCCTTTGGCTGTATATTCCTGCAAGGAGTAGATGAGATTTTGGCAGCGTTCGCTGATGTAAATCTTGGGCGCGTTGAGAGATGAGATGGGTTTGCTTTCGTCGTAGGAAAACAAGCCATTGATAAGCTGGATGCCGTTCTCAATTTCTACGCCAGGGGCGGGCAGAAAAATCATACCGGCATCGTCAAGCTCGCTGATGATGGTAGTAGCTCCATCGGCAGATTGTTTCTCGGCAGCACCCAAGCGAGGGTCGATAAACCGCTCAAAGATAATTTCTCCCTCTTCGCAATGTTTTATCAATTCGACATAATCGTTGATGCCTCTTTTGGAACCTTTCTGGGCTGGGCCTGCTTTGCCCTCGGGTCCGGTTCCAGGCAATGCCCAATCGTCGTAGTCAGGCCACTCGCGGTAAACCCACCACGTCCCTGCGGCATCAATCGCTGCCCAGATCATAAACCAATTCTTTGAGCCAGCGGGATCCAGCACCATGTAACGGGTAACATTGTAATCCACGTTGTTAGTCCACGGCAGTTTTTCGTGGGGGATGACGTTAACCTCTTTGTTAAAGCCAGGGAACACGCTGGTCATGCTCTTGGTCGGCACGCCATAAGCGCGGGCAAACACTTCATCCTTGGAGCGACCTAGCAGTTTGTTTCTAAAATCTGAGGTATCGATGAAACTATTATCTTCTGTCCAAAAGTAATAGATGATGGTTCCAGGGCGCGACAACGATTCTTGAACTACGGGAAGATCGCGGCCTACCAACGGAGCAAAGCGTTTCTCCAGTGTGCGAGTCTTGCCAAGGATGTCCTGCACCAAGGGTGTCCAGCCAGTAAGCGTGGTAAACGTCAGGAGAATGCGCCCGTGGTAGTCGGTAGTGCGGTATTGCAACGTCTCAAACATCTTCTGCGGACATTCCTCGTCGCACCAAATCAGATGCGCTTTAAAGCCTTCAGCTACTTGGGCATCCGCTTGGTAGCTACGGTAGTTGCTAAACTTAATGCTGCCCCCGCGCCGAAATCCATTAACGGGTGGGAGGATGCAGATGTTGTCGGTAAAGCCGTTCTTCTGGGAGTACTGGACGCTGTGGTTAAGCCCCTTCTTGGTTGGCAAGTTGCGGATGCCATCAGGCAAGGCGTCCCAGATCATACGCTGCTGATCCTCAATAGACCTGTCCTCGTTAACGTGATAGGCGCGGACTTCGGCACCAGGGATTGTCCCTGCCGCCCAGACGCACAGACGGGAGGCAATCATACTTTTGGAACTGCGGTTGCCACCAAGGATAACGTGGTTGGTGTACTTGTTCCAGTTTTTCATCATGGTCTGCCATGACGGGAGGATCCAACCTGCACCTACCGGATTCATCAAAGCGTCGTGATTGCGTTGTTCACGGAACGTCAAGTACTCGGCAAGCTTCTCTTTAGGCCAACTCATCAAAACAGAATCAGGTGGGTTAGAAACCCACGGGATTCCAAAGTCAGGTTTAAAATCATCGCAGTAATGAACATCGCCAAGTGCCATAAGATTACTTCTTTTTCTTTTTTGCTTTTGCCAAGATTCCGTAAGCTAAGTGAATTAACTCCAATTGGTACCAAGTAATAATGCCTTGGCCATCAATGTTGATACCTTTGGCTTCTGCACTGATTGACAGGCGGGCGTATTCCCTTGCGCCCTCAATGTCTGGTTCGACTAACCATTCGTTAATTTTGGTGCGGGTGATCATTGGGCAGGGTGAGGACGGTTTCCTGCAATAGCCAATGATTGTTTTTATCAGCACATCAGGTATTAGAACGTCTAATAACCCTGTCTCATGTCAATTTTTAGCTCCAAACCAGCAATGATTATTGCACGTTCATTACATGGCTACTAAACGAATCCTTATCGGAACTCCTCTCAAGGGAGACATTCCTAAATCCTATTTTCGGACCAGCCTAGTTATGGCGTCCGCCAAGATTCCTGATGTCAAACTAGATTGGATCTTGCTGGATGGTCCTGCGGTCCAGATTGCTCGCAACGAAATTGCAGCCTACGCCATCGAGAACAACTTTGATGAGGTCATCTTCTGGGACAAGGATGTCCTGGCGCAACGCAACGGGGCTGATGTCACGGACAGTGCGTTAATGCGGCTGATCGGGCATGACAAAGATATTGTCACGTCGGTCTACGCCTCTCGGTCGTTGGATACGCATTGGCACGTTACGCCGTTACCTGATGAGGTGGCCAATGAGGAAGGATTGCAGAAAGTAGAACGCGCAAGCATCGGCTTTTCTAAAATCAAGGTAGGCGTGTTCAAAGCTATTGCTTACGACAATCCAGATCGGGTGGCTATGCTGTTTGATCCTAACCGTGCGCCACGCTCTATTCCTGAACTGTTCCCTATGGAACTCCAAGGGCGCAACATTCCCAGCTATCGTTTGCAGCAAATCAAGAATGCCCTGACTGAGTGCAAGAATGATGATAAGTTGCGGATGCGGATTGAGCGTGAACTGTCTGTGCGCTACGACGAACCCAATGCCTACCTGTCGGAGGACTATGGGTTCTGCAAGCTGGCGCGGGAATCTGGCTACGACATCTGGATGGATACCCTGATGGTGCTAGGCCATGAGTCCAGAGTAACGCTGCCCATTGAAACGCCCAAGCTCATGGAAATGCTGTCAGAGCCTTGGCGCAAAGAGGAATTGGCCGTAATCAAAACTCAACTGATTAAACAAAACCAAGAGGCCAAGGAAAAGAATAACAACAACCGCAACTAATTAACCTTAATTAAGCAAATCCATAATTAAAGATGAATGCTGACTACAAAGTAATTACTCCTGAACAACGGTGGCACGCTGGCCGTCAAGCAGAAGCGTTCTTTGGCTTGCTGGATACCTACAACAAACTTGCAGAAGACCATCTGAAGCTACAGGAAGAAGTAAAGAAACTCCGCAAGGCCATCAAGACAGGCAAGCCCGCCTAGTCTTTAACGGCCCCTGTCTTCTTGCTGATCTTAGCATCGATGTCATTGCAGTTACCAATGTCCACGGGGGCTGACTGAATCGTCGGCACGCCCGTCTTGCCACTCAAGCGGGCGACAATCTCCTCCTTGCTCAGAGAGCCATAGTTGTTAACTTGGATGTTAACATTGGCACCTTGCGTAGCGTTCAGACCGGCAATGCGTTGCCGTTTGTCAATGGCTACCGCCAGGTTAAACCCCAGCGTCTGCAAGGGTGTGTCGTCTACTGTCTCCAGCATCCGGTCCACAATCTTATCCGCCAAGGTATCCAGTTTGCCTATGAGTCTTTGATTAAATTCTTCCACGGTAATTCCTACAATACGTTGCAACACCCTGCGATCATCAACCGTCACATCACCCAGAGAGGGATGCTTCTTCAAGCCCAATCCTCTCCCGTCCAACGTAGCCATTGCCACAGAATTGATCAACCTCTGCGGGCTGTAAGTCGCCTTGCCATGCTTGCCATCAACTTTGACTCCTTTAGCCATAAGTCTTACGGAGCAAGGCCGTTAGCCCATTGCGCCGCTTCCTCCCTGATCCTTAGGATGTAATCCTCCGCTGACTCAGGCTTCCTCGGAAACACCGTATCCTGCTTTAGGAACTGCGGCAGCACATGGCTGGTGTCCTTGGCGTCTGTTGCCGCCGCGGCTACAGCCACAGGCTCACGCTCAGGCGCAGCTACAACCTCTGCCACTGGTTCCGCCTCCATACCTTCATTCACATCCATCCGCCTTACCACCATATACTCCGCATCTGTGTCATCCCCACTCACCCACATCCGCCTCACCCACACCCGCTCTCCCCTTACCAGCCCATTCCTCCACTGCCAGTTCCCCACCTTAGTCCACCCTTCGCCCCCTCCCTCCCTCCTCATCCGCAGCTCATTGTACTGCTTGTTACGGCAAACCTTCCCCACAATCGCTTCTCCTTCTTCTACCCATCTCGACTCCCCCCAA